GCCTTGCGAGTGCCGGCCTGGCGCGCGGTGGGCCAGGCCAGTTCGACGGTGAGGCGCTTCTCCGCCACCGGCGCATCAGTGCTCCATTCGGCGACGCCACGATCGGCAGCCAGATAAGGCAGGAAAGCCACTGGCGTTTCGCTGGGGTTCATCAATTCCGGGAACGGCGGTGCGATGCGATCAAGCAAGGCGCCTAAGCCCAGATCCAGTCCGCGCTCAAGTACCGAGCTGTTGGCTGGCAGTAAGGTCGGGCGCTGAGTTTTTTCACTCATAGCGTCAGCACCTCGACTTCGACCGCGGTGCAATAAGGCGCCTGAAAAGCGGTGGTGACGATCGGCGCCAGCGGTTCGAGAATCTGCAGTTGTACGGCGCCGGCGCTGTGCAGCGTGTAGTCGATCCAGCTCGGATCGACCCGACCTTCCAGGCGATGACAGCTGTCGGCATAAGCCTGCAATTGTGCTTGCGCGGCGACTTTGGTCAGGCCCGAATCAGGGCCGGAATTGATCTTGGCGACCACGCGAATTTTGTAGCGCTGGATCTCGGCAGCCTTGACGGTAACGAGGTCAGTTTCCGGGCGCACGTCTGGACGAGCAAAGTGCTGACGGACGCCGTCGAGCAATGCTTCGGAAGGCGTGCCATCGCCGTCTCGAGAAAGCACGGTGACTTGCACTTCGCCCGGCGCAGTGCGCCGCCCATTGCCATCCTTGACCTGCGCGGCGAGGCCGTCCGGGTTGAAGGTGTAAGTGACATTCACTACGCCGGAATCAGTGGACTCGACCTGCACCGTGGGCCGCTCGCCGAGGGTGAATACCTCACGGCGATACTGCATCCGCGAACCCGCCGCCGGTGCATGAGGTGCCAGGTAATAACGCAGCCGAGCGTCGTCATCACTTTCATAAATCGCCGGCACCGGCGGGAATGCCGCCGGGTCGCCGGGATCGAGCAATTGCCGCTCCAAGCCCATGTCCGCCAGCCGCGCATCGAGATTGCTGCCGGTCGCCCACCACGCCAGCATCTGCTTGATACGTGCGTTGTATTTGCGCTCATGGGTTTGCAGACGCACGCAGAACGCTTCCAGCGCCAGGGTCAGCAATTCGCTTTCGTTTTCCAGACTCGCCTTGAGTTTCACGGCGCTGGCCGGCGAGCGAGCCCCCACGTATTCGATGACGAAAGTCTTGAACTCGGCGAGCAAGTCTTCGAACGCTTCGACCGTGATCAGCGCGGGTTCGGCCAGCTGATTCTGGCCAGGTATCAGCATGCTCATGTCAGCACCTCGAAGGTTTGTTGGCGGTTTTTCCAGGTGCCGGCGAAGCGCAGCAGCAGGCCATCGCCGTGACGACTGGCGACAATTACTTGCGGCTGAAAATCGTCGATGCCGTTTTGCGAGTTGTAGAACGCTTGCGCGGCGTGGCTCTGTGCCAGAAGCAGAATGTCGTCACCGAGGTTCTGCCCGAGGAGAGTGGGAATCAGCGAACCGTACAAAGGTCGTTTCTGCCGGGTGCCCAGCGGTGTGGTCAGGGCTCGGGTCGCGCGCTGCACGAATTGCAGCCAGTCGTCGACCGTGGCCCCGCTGTCTCTATCGATTCCGATCATGGGAGGCTCTTGAATCAGGGGCTGATGACGCGGCCCTGGTGATCGACCAAGGGGCCGCTGAAGTGCACGCCCGAGGCGTCAATACTCAGGCCGACGGCGCCCAGTTGCAGGGTGATCAGTTGTGGCGTCATGGCCAGACGTGCCGGGCCGATGCTCAGTTCGAGCGACTCGCGAGACCCGTTGAATTGCGCGGGTCCGTTGAGCCAGTGCAAGGCGTGGCTGGCGTCGTCGTAACCGCTTTCGCTGCCGTCCTGATGTACCCGACGGGTCAGCGTCGGCACAGTCGAGGCCGGGGGGAAACGGTCACTGTTCAAGCCGAACAACGCCACAGTCTGCGCACCGCTTTCACCGCTGCCATAGTTGAACAGCAGGCACTGCTCGCCCACCGTTGGGATGCGCGATTCGCTTTGCGCACCGGCGCTAGGGTTGAAGAACTTGATCGCCGGGGTGAGCAATCCACCATGGCTGACCTGGCATGTATTGCTCGCCGCATCAACTGACTGACAGATGCCAATGCGACAGAAACTCTCGGCGCGGCGGTGCAAGTCTTCGATTTCCGCTTCCATTTCCGCCAGACGCTCAATGATCGGGCCAAGCTGCATACGCAGTAATGCATCGAACATCGGTCAGCCCTCCAGCGCGGTGTACTGGTCTGGATTGTCGATGTTGCTGACTTCCCAGGTGCGAGCGAATTTCGGCATGCCCAGCGGATCGTCGAGCAAGGTCGGGCCGAGGTAGAGTGTCTGGTTGAACGTCAGGGTCCAGGCTTTGTATTGCTGATCGCCACGGATGAGCAATGACGGCAAGCCATCGATACTCATCGGCAGATCGCATTGATCGCCGGGCAATCCCCAGCGGTTATCGGTGATCAGGTTTTTCAGCACGGCGATCAGATCGCACGCTGCAAAAGCGGTCGCTGAAAGCGCCGGGATGACTTGCACTGACAACGTCATGACATGAGCGATACGCCCATCAGCGCCGCGCACGCCGGACGCATTTCGGTCAAAGTCAATCAGTACCCAAGCCTGTTCACCCGCTGCTGTGAAGTCAGCGTGACTGCCGATATTGAGGTTGAGACCGGCGGTGTTGCGCAGTGTCGTCGCGATGGCTGTGAACAGTTGCGACGGCTGCTGGATCGGTGTGGGCATACATGACCTCCTTTTCAATCGTCCACGCGCAGCCCTGCCGCCGACATGGCGGCACGGAAAAATATTCAGGGTTAAGGCTGGTCGCGCGGCGGTACTTCGCACACGCCGATGCGCTTGGCCGCCCAGCGCTCGTAAAGGCCGATGGCGACGTCGGCACCGGCCATCGCGGTCAGGCAGCCAAACGCACCAGCGGCCCAGATCGACATGCCTGCGGCATACAGCAGCATGATCGCCGACACGCCGCAGATCATGCAGGCGCCGGAACGCAGAGCCAGACGCCGCACAAGTGACCAGCCGCGGGCGCCCTCCTTGTCGGCGCGCCACATTTCGCCGGACACCCCGCCAACGACGGCAAGGAGGATGACCAGCCAGATCGGCATGTCCGCCAACGCTTGTTGCTCGTTTGTCATGTCACGCCTCCGTGGGTGATTGATGAGTGATATGTGTTGGGTTCAAACGATTATTCTTGAGGTAGGCATTCCAAAAAGCCCAGCCGGGCGGGGCTTTTCAGTAATGCGGTCCCAGGCAGGGCCCGATTCGAGTAATTGACTCAGAAAGGAGCTGCCGGCCAATTGACCGTGTACGGATAGTTGGATTGTTTCTTCACATTGCTGACATCAACGCAGTACTGCTTGTAAGCAAGTAAAAGTGCTTGCTCCTCCGACGTTGCAACGCCGATGTCGTCTTTATATTGGAGCGGGTGTACCAACAGCCACTGGCCAGCAGCAGTCAGCAGCATCAGAACATCGTGAGAAATGTCTTTTTCACGCTCTTCATAGGTTGGTTCACTGAAGACCCATTCAACATAATTTACAGTTGTGGCTTTCCAACCCAGCTGAACAGCCATGTTTCCAGTGATATCGACCCAGAAACCATTAGGGAGATATGTGGGGGTTTCTTCAGCGTCGACAATCTGCATCACCTTGTTAAAAGGTTTTGCATAGTCAACTCGAACATAAGCATAACGATTCATTTACTGCTCCTTTTGGTAACTAATGGCAAATACGCCATTACGTTCTGCAATTCCGAATGTCCGCTCGATTGCCTGGAGCGGAGCAAATCAGGCAGGCATTCCAAAAAGCCCGGCGCTTGTACACCGGGCTTTTCAGTAATGCGCTCCTTCGCCTTCCTTCAAATCCTGTGTTCGAGAAGGAAGCTGACTTTTCGGCGCTACTGGCGCGGTACGAGTCCATTCAGATTGTTTTTCCGACCGCGGTCCCTGCCCGCCGGATAACTGCTTCTGGTGCTTTACGCTGCACAC